GCTTTCCGGTAACCAGCGTAACCTGCTGTCTACCGCGGCGGACCTGAACGAGACTTCGCTTGAGCAGATGCTCATCGACATTGCTGGTCTCACCGACGAGCGCGGCCTCAAGATTGCTGTTCGTGGCATGAAGCTCATCATCCCGAAAGAACTGCAATTCATTGCAGAGCGTGTGATGAACTCGAACCTGCGTGTGGGCACGGCTGACAACGACGCCAACGCCATCCGTAACATGGGCATGCTTCCGGAAGGTGCAGTGGTTAACCACTTCCTGACCGACACGGATGCGTTCTTCATCAAGACGGATGCGCCTAACGGCTTCAAGATGTTCAACCGCTCGCCGATCAAGACCGCCATGGAAGGCGATTTTGACACCGGCAACATGCGCTTCAAGGCTCGTGAGCGTTACAGCTTCGGCTTCTCTGATTGGCGTTGCGTTTTCGGTACACCCGGCGCATAATCAGGCTGTTGAGCTAGTATCTGTACGGAAAGGGCGGCACTATTGCCGCCCTTTCTTTTTTACGGTAAAGTAGTTTATCCCTGACAGCGAAAGCTGACACTTGCCACGACAGGAGTGTAACATGGCAAACACAACCTTCTCAGGTGCAGTCCGTTCCAAGGCGGGCTTCAACGTAATCAATGAAAGCAGCACCACTGGTGCGATTACGGAGACCGGATTTTCTGTTAACTCAACCGGTCAACTGATTTCACTTGGCACAAGAAAAATCCAAACATTTGTAGGCACCCTAGCGGGCACTGACACTGGCACAGCGTATGCTGACGGCGATGTTCTTGTAGAGCTTGGCACCCTAAACACTGATCACCCCGATGATCTTGTAACAGCGTCGAAGTTCTTTATCCACAAAGCAGTTGTTGGCATCACGACCGCAGCAGGTCAAACGCTAGTTGGCTCCTTGCAGCTTAGTGCTACGAGCGGCACTGCCACGAATGCTGCGGTGTCTTCTGGTACCGAGATCGTCGGAGCCGGGGTTGCGGCCTTTTCACCAACCTTGTCCGCCGCTCTGTCGGTGACAGAAATTGACATTAACTTCAACAACACCGCCGGTAACTTCCATGTTTTCGAGCCTAATATAACGGCACCGATTGCAAGTAAGCACCTTTACGCAGCAGCAACCACGACTTTGAACGCGGATGCAACTGCTGGTAGGTTTACTGTTGAGCTAGAATACTCCGTATTCTAAGGAGGCTTACATGGCTGGATCAGACGTAAAAGCGGTGACTATCACGGCGGATACTGTTGCAGCGGATGACGACGGTATCTCGGCCAACGCCGCGGTTGGAAACAACGCTGCCCTGACCATTGGTGGTGCCCTCGCAGATAGTGGCTCAGTAACGCTTTCTCATGCAAGAAAGGTGACCGTCACATCTGCTGGGGACGACAGTAGTAAAGCGTTTACTATTGTCGGCACCGACGTAAATGGGGATTCTCAAACCGAGACCCTGACAGGTGCAAACGCTGGCGTAGCAACAAGCACAAACTTCTTCCTTACCATTGCGTCTATCACTGCTGTGGGTAATCCAGCAGGAAATGTTAAGGCTGGAATTAGTGCGGATGCAGCCGACGTTGTTTTTGCTGGCAGAACACGCCTTAAAGGCGCGTTTCTTTCAAGCACTGCAACCGCAGGCACGATTGACTTTTTGACGAGCTCCCCAACAGGATCAAGTCAATTAAAATTACGGTCTGTCGCATCTGCGACAGCTACCCGTGATGTTACAGTGCCGGAAGATGGGGTGTTGTTTGAGACCGGAATTTTTGTGCAATACACCGTTTCAACATTTTTGTTGATGACCGTTTTCCACGCATAGGTGAAGCATGGCCTCTCGTAAGGCAAAAATGCCGCCGCGCAACAAAAAGAACTTCCGCCCCACCAAAGCTGGGGCGGGAATGACTAAGGCGGGTGTTGCGGCTTACAGAAAGGCTAATCCCGGAAGTAAGCTTCAGACAGCGGTTACAGGTAAGGTCAAAAAAGGCAGCAAAGACGCGAAGCGTAGAAAGTCTTTCTGCGCTCGGTCCGCTGGACAGATGAAAAAGTTTCCAAAAGCAGCGAAGAATCCTAATTCACGGCTGCGTCAAGCTCGTAGAAGGTGGAAATGTTAATGAAGGCCGAGGACGTTTTGAAGCTTTTGGAGAAGCACGAAGCCGAGTGTAACCGCCGGTATGCGGACATTCAAAGTCAACTGGACAAGCTCGATAGACGGCTGTGGGGTATTGCTGGTCTGATCGTTGCAGCGGCCATTGCTCAAAAGGTGCTCTAATGGGAAGTGTAGTGAATCTTGGATCTGGTGCTTGCCCCGTTCGTAGAGCAGGGAAAAGCACAGTTGTCCGCATGAAAAAAGGCGGAAAGGTGAAAAGTGGTGGCAAGATTTGTCCGGAAGGAAAGGCATGGGCTAAAAGGACGTTTGATACATACCCGTCGGCCTATGCAAATCTTGCTGCATCGAAATACTGTAAAGACCCCAACTACGCTAAAAAATCCAAAGGTGGAAAGCGAAAAGGTCGGTAGTTACCATGAAACCTCGCGACAGAGCACGAGTGAAAAAAGTAGCGGGTAAGCTGAGAAAAGCATCAAGAGCTCATGCTCAGCAAGCGCGGACATTATCTAAACTGGCAAAGAACTCAAAGTCTAAGAGGTCTTAATGGGACAGCTCAAGCAGTGGTTAAAACAGGATTGGGTGAGGATTGGCAGTGATGGTTCTATCAAAGGCCCTTGTGGTACTTCAAAAGACAAGAAAAACCCTGATCGTTGCCTTCCAAGAGCTAAGGCTAATAGCCTCTCAAAAGCTGAACGAGCTACAACGGCTCGTAAAAAGAAAAAAGCCGGAGCCAAAGGAAAAACCGTCGTCGCAAACACCAAGCGAGCGAAAGTCACCAACCTCAAAAACGGCGGGGCGGTCGGCTACGAAACGAAAGCCAAAAGGCCGTTCAGGGGCAAAAAAGTAGCCGGGACAGCGGTCGCCCGGGGCTGTGGAGTAGTAATGCCTGACCGTAGAAAACGAACTAAGGGTTCAGTAAGTCAAGCGTAGGAGCGTGAAATGGCTAAAGAATTTATGACGATGGACGAGTATGCGGCCACTCTTGTGGGCGGTAGCATGAAGTCAAAGGGCATGGCTAAAGGTGGCAAGGTTCGCAAGATGGCTGGCGGCGGCATGATGAAGAAGAAGGGCTACGCCAAGGGCGGCGCTGTTGGCATGAAGAAGAAGGGTTATGCCAAGGGCGGTAAGGTCGCAAAAATGGCCGGTGGCGGCATGATGAAGAAGAAGGGTTATGCCAAAGGTGGCAAGGTAAAGTAACTTGCCATATCTTCAGAGCAATATTCCGCACTTCAAGTGTTGGGTGCGGAAAGAGTACACCTGTAATCATTTGAATTACCACGGTGAGTTTATTCACGCCATGGCTATCGCGGTGACGACTATGCCTAGTCGTTGCTTGAGCTTTCAGATGATATTCACCGGCTGTGAGGCTGACGGAACTGATCAACCCAACGTCCACGGGGGCGCGATGTGGGCAAGAATGCCCATAACCGCCCTTGTTGGAGACACGCCCCTTGAAGAATGGCCGGAACCTATGCCCGTCCATTTGGCTCAACCTTGGGACTGTATGTCCCATACACACGCAGTTTATCGTTTAGACCGGGCTCATCCGTGTCCATGGATTGCTAAAATAGGGCCTGAGTTTTACCCGGCTAAATACTATTTTACCGTGGACTACACCGAGAGTGAGATAGCAGACGATCCTGCACAGCACAAACAAAGCCATGTTTTGGAGCTTTTGGATGCGGGTCCGTATACAGGAAATATCGTTGCTTTGCCCAACAATCGTGTGCGGGTGACGCATCCAGCGTGGTTTGAAACAGGCGAGGGTCCTCCGGACTTCTTGCCCTCTCAACACATACACTATTCAAAATCGGATTTAGACTATACCATGGATGTAAATCAGATTTTTGACAATCTGTATGCGGAGAAAGAGTAATGGCAACTTCGGGCAGCACAGACTTTGAGTTAGACGTATCCGACTATATTGAAGAGGCTTTTGAGCGGTGCGGGCTCGAGGTTCGTACTGGTTACGATCTCAAGACGGCGCGACGGTCTTTGAACCTAATGCTGGCTGAGTGGGCCAACCGCGGCTTGAACCAGTGGACTATTGTGGAGCGCACTCAAACTCTGACGGACGGAACTGCCGCATACTCTTTGGGCACGGACGTAATCGATATTTTGTCTGCTGTAGTTCGCCGTAGCAGCACGGACTTTGCATTAGAGCGCATCAGTCGAGACGCTTACCAGAATATTCCGACAAAGAGCACAGAAGGTCGTCCTTCGCAGTTTTTCTTAGATCGTCAGATTACGCCATCTTTAAAGCTATGGCCTACTCCAGAAAACAGCACGGATGTTGTGTATTATAATGCTTTGACGCGGATGGATGATGCAGACTCCGCAACTAATACATTAGAGGTTCCGTTCCGGTTTTACCCGTGTCTTGCTGCCGGTCTTGCATATTATATCGCTATGAAACGAGCTCCGGAGAGGATTCAGCTTCTAAAAGCCGTGTATGAGGAAGAGTTCGAGCGGGCTATGACGGAGGACCGAGATCGGGCTTCCTATAATGTCGTGCCAAACTACCAGTACTTTAGAGTGAACTGATGTCTAGGTTTGCGACGGGAAAAAACGCTTACGCCGTTTCTGATCGATCAGGGTTGCGGTATCGGTATCGTGACATGCGTCGGGAATGGAATGGTCTTCTCGTGGGTAAAGACGAGTATGAGCCCAAGCATTCCCAGCTTGGGCCTTTTCGTGCTAGAACAGATGCAGAGGCTCTTGCTGATGCTCGCCCAGATAGGACCGAGCCAGCATTAGAAAGAATCTTGCCCCGAGACTCTTTTACTTCTGGATCTTCGGGCAGCGCGGTTATTACCGTGACAGAAGTAAGTCATGGCAGGACTACGGGAGATACGGTTCGGTTTAGAAAGGTGAACGGTTTTGACGGCTTTAGCAGCAGTGTTCTTGAAAACAGCTCGGGCTATTCAATCACAGTTACAGACAGTAACACCTATACCTTTACGGCGTCGTCCGGCACCGCCACCACGGGTAGTCAACGCGGGGGTGGTGAAAATGCGACCGCCGGGCCGGTGACGTTGGAGAACTAAATGGCATTTACATTCGCACAACTGAAGACCGCCATACAGGATTACACGGAGAACACTGAAACGTCCTTCGTAAC